CTAAGGTCATTTACAAAAGCGAATTTTAAAACTAATATATTTTACATTGTTGTGAAACTATTTTGAACTCTAAGCGCAATATAATTAAGTTGTATTGTACATTTTGTCTATAATTTCATAGCAAATTTTGAATTATTTATTTATTATCCACATATCAGATAAAATTTTGTTTATTTATTGAATTTTAATTTATTTTTATAGTTACATTTTATTGTTAATTATTTGATATGTTTTTACTTATGTTGTTGTGCCTAAGCACAACCGTGGCTGCCGCTAGCAATTCACCTGTTAGCTTTATCTTTGATATCAAGCAGTCACCAAAAGATGATGTAGTCCTGTTAAATACTACACAAACTAAATGGGTCGCCATGACTCCGGACGAGCAAACAGCTTGGGCTAGAGCAATTGTGGCGACATACGACAAGGAAACAAAAAGACTCAAGCGAGAAGGTTTTGGACCCTGGGAATCCCAAGATACTTGGAATGAAAAGGGAAAGGGAAACTTAGTTGTTTTGGTTAAACAAGTTGCTGATGTAATCAGCCTGGTTGTGAATAAGTCCAGTGAGATTCTTAAAGATATCGCCAATGAAACGGCGACTATTATAGATGAAATTGAACATCCAATCCGCTTTTTATCCAAATCCAAAGTTGGAATTATCATAATGGTAATTGTAAGTCTCTGTTTGATGGCTGTAATGGTTATAGCTGTTAAACCAATCTGCAAAGCGCTAATTTTTATTGTTTCGTGCTTATGGAAGCCATTTAGATGTTTATTTAACACTACATGTTGTATTTATTGCTGGTCTACTAAGCCTATACGGAAACTCAGAAATTCATTTATTGAAGCTAGAAAGACGAAAGAGGCTATGGATTCTCTCAGAATTTATACTCACGAGGGTGAGGCTCTAGAAATGTTACAAAGATCCTATTCAAAGGTTTTTACCGATGAACATGGTGCGTACATGCTAGCGTCTGACAATCATCGAGTTTATTTTGATAGCGCCACAGCTGTGGAGGACATTTTAATTTCCAAGACACTTGCTCCCAACACGAGAGAAACGTTGGGTGGCAAACACAAAGAAACTATGCTTGTCAGCTCCAAACTTTATAAGACAGATAAGTTGCCTGATTTTCAAGGTCAATTTGACATTGATGGGTACATAGTAGGACATTTTGCAAGAATACGATTTCAAGGATTAGATTGTCTTTTAACTGCATACCACGTATTGGAATATAACAAGGGAGCCTTGATTAGATTACGAAGAGGTGATAAGCTTGTAGATTTAAATACCATCGACGCTCGCGTGTTGGTGGCATCTCCAAGCAGTCATCTAGATTATGTCATTATGCAAATTCCTGATTTTGTTTTCGGCGCTTTGGGTTTGAAACTCGGCCATTGGTCAAGTAGAATCATGCCTAGAGAAGCTGTTTGCATACATCAATTATATGAAGGGAAACCATGCGTTTCCACTGCCGCTGTCAAGTTGTTTGAAAAGAAACCATGGCACGTCGCCTACTCAGCAAGCACCATTGTTGGATCATCTGGTGCTCCAATTTTAGATACCAGAGGTACTATTATTGGAGTTCATTTGGAACATGATGCGGAAACTTGCCTTAATGTAGGTGTTGTACCACCAGTTTTTAGGAATAGCAGAAAAGAATCCCCAACGAGTGAGGATCTTATGCAACACCAAAGAAGAATGGTTTGGGAAGATGATGAGTATGATGAGCAGTATGATGATCAGGAAGAAGATGAAGAGGGT